TGAGTTATCATCTTCTATTGGAAGATTAGTTGTACTCGAAGATTTAATATTTACTATTGAGGGAGCAAGACCTGTTGCCTCGTTTATTATTCGTTGCCCATTACAAGTTGGGCAAGGTTCATTTCTCTTCGAATAAAACTCATTGTTTTTACCTGTACCATTGCATACAGGACATTTTTGCCATGCCATAAGTTAATTTTTTAATATTTCATTAGTCCATTCAACACCCTCTCTGCCATCAAATGAATTGTGTATAACAATCATTTCACCTGCTTCTATTTTAACACTTGGATTACAATGACAGGTGTTGCCTGTGTCAGAGGTGTCATGTTCTTTAATGTCATTTAGTGGGTGTACGTGTAGCATTTCCGTAGGTTTGTTTTATATGTCAATTGATTCTACAATCATAGCTGTTAATCCCATAACTATTGTCCATAAAAAGACAATTAAAAATCTACTACCTGCATCTGTCTCAGTATCACCCAATACAAACATAGTAAGTAATACATAAAGCACTGTAACGAGAATGTATGTTTGTCTTTTCTTTTTCATTTGCCGTAGGTTTTGGTGTAGTATTGTTCTGCTGATTTATATTTTTGTTCAAATCCACCGTCAGGTAAATCAATACAATGGTCTCCGTTATCAAAAGCTTCCATTATCTGCTGCTCAAACATTTTATTGGCTTTGTCCGTTACTGATAATCTTTCAATATCAATATCGTATCTACTTTTTAATTGTGATACCAACCACTCCACTGCCGTCATTGATTTATTTTCCATAAAATTTAAGTGTTGTTTTATTGGTTACCCTTCCTATAAGCATATTAGATAAATGACTTCTACAAATTTTACTTTCTTTTGCTGCTTCCGTTACGCTTTCATATATTTTATTTGTAATGGTATCAATAACCTTTTTACATGGTCTTGTAACTTTTTGAAATCCATTATCAAAAGAGTGTTTGGTGTTTTCAGATGCAGTAACCCATTCAAGATTTTCAATTCTATTATCATGCTTTATTCCGTTCTTATGATTTACTTGTTGCTTGTTGGACGGATTATCAATAAATTGTTCAGCAAGTAATCTATGTTGATGTACATTTTTTGGCTTACCTTTTACCCAAATTTGAGTTTTCATATAACCATTAGTATCTTTTGTCCATTTCTTAAACTTTTTCGTTTTATGATTGTACAATCTACCATCATAATATAATGTCATATGTGGTAAAACATACTTCGCTGTCTGTTGTGCCATAGGTTTATTTGTTTTTATTTAGTAATTTATCTCTTAGCCATTTAGCACAATCTGTGAATGTTTCCTTACACTCATCTTGTGCATATTCCCATTTATTTTCTACATATTCATTAGCTTTTTTCTCTATCTCCTCATCACTTGGTAGTTCGATTGGAATTTCTACTGACAATATTTGCTCATCTGTAAACAGTTCTGTATTATCTTTTTTCTTACCTAATGTTGTACGAAGTTTTGTATAAAGCAACATAAGTTTTACCTGTTCTTCTGTGTATAGTTTCATATATTAATATTTTACTATTTGAAATCTGTTATGATGATATGTAGTCCAAGATGTTGAATTATATTCAAAAATTGTATCATGTTCATGCCTATCTTTATATAAACGTGTAATAAATCCGCTTTTGTCAGAATATAACACCACCACCTTGTAAGGCTTCTTTCTATGGCTCCTGGAGGCAGGAAACACCTTTAATATGGTTCCTCTACGTATTTTCCAATGAGCAATATGGTCTCTTCTGTTTATAAACTCTTTATCCCAATATTTCCTTGTAAGACATTTAAATACCCACCATTTGATCTTTATTGTTCTTTTTAGTTTTACCCACCAAGAGTCTTTCTCCATTTCATCCATTATTCTTTGTACTGTGGGACTTCTCATATCAAATTATTTAATGTGTATTCAATACCTGCTTCGTAGGCTTCTGTTGGTGAATACCAGTAACCTCCTTGATCTTCAGGATTAAGTCTTTTTCTATCTTTATTGTGTAACCAATAACCAAAACCATTTTCACCAATTACACATATAGTAATCCAAATCCCATGCTTTTCATACAACCACATCACTACATCTGCAATGGTTGGTGCTTCACATTTATAAGCAGGGACAAAACCTCTGTTGTTATTAAATACAACTTGAGAATAAAGACTGCCTTCGACAGAATACCATTTTTGAGATACTTCATCAAACCCCTTTTCTGCTAGCAACTTAGCTATTGGGAAACTTACTGGTGTGTTCATGATGTAATTTTTATGTGATTGAGTAGCCAATCTATGGCTATTACTGCATAAATGATTAGAGAGATCATAGCTACCTTTGCTGCAAAGAACGAAATTTCTTCTTGTGTCATATATCTCTTTCTGTTTGTGTGGTGTAAATTAATTTCTTTTCCTCATCATAGCAGTATAAAGCATTCAAAAAATTTATATACCTGATTGTCTTCCCATCAGGAACGAAAACTCTTTCTACTAATACTTGTTCAGACCTATCCTTGCTCCCCACAGCAATAATTTGCAATGCACACTTGAATTCTAGATCAGAAATATTATGGTAGTTTTCAATATTGCATGAAGGGATTTCATGCCACATTCTATCACTTTCTTGTTTTTGTTTGTACCAAGTTTTTAAAATGCAGTCTATTTTCATATATCAAGTTTTAAGTTTGTGATGTAGTCTTGTCTATTAGGATGTGTCTGTGTAAACTCTTTATGACTACCAAGTGTATAAGCTCCACCCGCATCAAAAGCCTTCTTAACCACAGGAATTAAAGGAGTTGATTTTGATAAGATTTCTTCTATTAAATCAGCTCTCGCATTTTGAGCCTCACTTACATAAATTCCATCGTGATGAGATCCTGGTTTTTGATTAGTTTCCATCACCTTCAACCACTCTGTCTTGTTGATTATTACATATTCGTTATTCATGTTTATTTTTTAGACAATTAATAAAAGACTTTAAAAAGAAAATAGCAAATATTGATGTTACTATCCATTTGTATGGTTCTATTGGAAACATATTATATACAACTGCTATAGTGTAACCAATTAAGGTGAGGCAGTTCACTATAAACATAAACAAACTACCATATTTTTTTATGTTATTCATAATACAATGTTTTAGGTCTTTGTTCTTTCCAAAGTTGGATAGTTTCTTCAAAAGTATAAGGCTTATAATCACCGTAATTCTTTTGCATTTGAGCTATTTTAAATATTTCTTTAACATCTTCCTCACTAAATGGATGTGTTTCTTGGGATTTGTTGTAAGCATATTTGAAAGAATTGAAATCGTGAGGTTCTGCCAATCTATCCATTTCTTTACAATAAAGGTTAGCCAATATTTCAACCTCATCCACCACTTGTAGAATATCAATGTTTGGGTTGTTGGTTGCTATTACTTTTTTCTGTAGTGATGAGTCTATATCATTTAGTGTGTCAATTTGCTCTAATCCTATTGTACCATCTACATATAATTCTACTACAATGTCACCTACTTGAACTTCATTACCACTTATATAATAATGCCATCCATCTATTACTACCATGTAGCAGATGTGTTCCTCACCTGTTGTCTTATTAATTAATTTGTATTTCATTTTCTGTTGATTTTCTTAATTTATTGCCCCGTAATAATAGTCCGTTATCCAATTTATAAACAGGAGGCTTTGACTTGTAGCCCGTAACTATGCCACCTTGTATATTCGGCTTTTTTGTTTTGCCCCCCATTATTTTATCAACTATGGTTCTTGGCTCTGAATTGTATAAAACCGTTTGACCTATTTCGTAATTACCCCTCTTTCTTTTGCTCATTTTCTTTTGATTTTAGGTATTCTTGGAATAGTTCTTTAAATGAAAGATTAAAAATATTAAATTTGTTTCTATCTACCCATTGAGCAAACTCAATAGCAATCTGCTCTGTTATTTCTGCTGATTTCTCTGCAACAATCATTTCTAATTTGGATGTTCCAAAATCATTTACACAAAGTTGCTTTCTAACTGATTTGTCGTTTTGTATAGCTTCTAAATGTAGTTTTTCTATGTGTGTCATGATTTACTTATTAAAGTTTAGTCTTGTTAGTTCTATTGTAGTAGTATTGCCGACTGGTATTACGTAATGATCTAGTCCTATCTTCTCTCTAATATATCCATCATTACATTTTATAAGAGTGGAATATATCCTGTCTCCACTTTTAGTAGAGGTAACATTATGTTCTAATACAATACCATCAACTGTGTATGTTTCAGTGTAGTGGTAAAGAACAATAACAATTAAGATTACTAAACCACTAAAATAGCCTAGCCAATATTTTCTTATATGTGTCATTGTGTTTGTTTTTTAACTATAATCATCCACTATTGCTACAATAATGCAAAATAAGAAGAAACACATCACAGCTGATACAACATAGAATATGATGGGTACATTCAAATATGCTTTATAGAGGAGTATTGTTAATAGGTTAGCAGCAACAATGAATATAAAAAGTATGAGCAGTGATGTTAATATATTACGTATTTTCTTCATTTGATTTGATTTTCAGATGCAAGTGAGAGAGCTGTATTAGCCCCTTTGACATAACATTGTTTTAAACAAATAAATATGTATTTTAATTCTAGTTCTCCTATGTCAGGAAACATTTTTTTTATGTCTTCTATTTGTACGTTAGCTTCTTGTTCTATGTGTTGTTCTACTGTCATTTGATTTTCTTTTTAACTTCAATAATAGATTGTTCTATCCAATGGATGCGTGTTTCCCAACCCTTCTTTGTACGAGGGGCCCAATAAACAGGTTGAGGACGAGGTGCTTTTCTTTTTAGCTCATCTAAAAGCTCCATTTTGTCACACCCTCTCATCCGTTTCCATATATAAGGCACTTTTTTGCTTTCATCTAACAAGAAGTCTAGATAGAAACACATGCCATTTACTACCGATGAGTCTTTGCACACTACTTTCAATAAAGCTTCATAGACTAATAGTCTTTGTTGTGGTGTTAGTTTCATGTTATAATTGTTTATGTTTTTAATCTTGTCCAAGAGCATCTAATGAAAAAGGATGTTCTAAGGATTCATAATCAAAGTTATTGTCGTTTTCTTTTGATAGCTTTATAGCGGTGTTTATTGATATAACTTCAGGTGACTTATACTTTAATTTTTTAGACTGAATAATTGCAGCAGACTCTTTTTGAAATTGCATTGCATCACTCCAATCTGTAGACCACCATCTGTTATTAATTTTTCTTCTGTCAACAAGGAATAAGTACATTCCTTTTTTACCTGTTGTCATTACAATGTGGTTCATGTTATAATTGTTTATCAAGTTGTTCTACAAATATTTTGAACTCGTTGGGGTGTTTGGCTTGTGTTTGCTCTCTTACATAGTTTTTACTGTGTAAAATAGTGGTGTGATCAGCTCCTCCCCATATATCTCCCACTTCTTTGAGTGTCATATGAGTGTTTTTTAGAATATACCATCTACAGAGATGTCTTGCTCTAACAACATTTCTTCTTCTTGTCTTACTATGTATAACTAGTTTTTTGGGCACTTGAAAATAAGTGCAGACAGTGTCTATAATGCATTCAACAGTTTTTTCCCTACCAACATTCTTATCAAGCTTTAAGCCTGGGACAGCCATGTAGTTTATTTGTTCCATATTATTCAAATGAGTTGTAATAGTTATCAATTTTCTTTAATAGGTTGTCATAAAACCCTGATTCTGTGTTATATCTGTTACATATAGACACAAGTTCAGGGAATCCCTTGGCTATTCTCTCTCTATTCTCTACATCAAGAGCAAATATAGCTGTAATTAGGGCTTTAGTCCCACTGCCACATGTACCACGCATGTAGTAATAAAACTGTAATTCTGCTTCTGAAGGAACTTCTATTGTCATTTTGTTTTTGTTTTAGGTTCATTAAATGAGAGACCTATTCCTAAAGAGATGTTATTTATGTTGTCGTACACAAAAGAAAATGCTACATTGTCAATAGATGTGGATAGCATGATTCCATATAAGAGATAGGTGCCACCATCCTGAACAACATACCACTCTTGTCCTGAGGCAAATCTACCATTGTAGAAATACTTTCTTGCTCCAGCTCCTATTCTGGCTGTTACAGACAAATAGGGATATTGAATGCCATATACACCATAAAGAGAGCCATTATAGGCTGTAACCCTCTCATAGGCTGTAGATGGATTGACAAATCCTGTATAATCTATACCCTTAGCCCCTCTATTAGAGAATGTTGTAATGCCCATTCCATAGATTTCTTTCTTTTTCTGTTTCCTAAGCTCAGCTCCAATGCTTCTATTATTGCTTCCATAGAAGGAAAATGTGTATTGGCTATATGTAGCACAATACATAAGGCTCAAAAGCCCCATAAATAATAATTTTCTCATTTTTCTTTGTTTTTAACAAGTTCAATTAATTTCTTCAGACAAGCAAGTTCTGATTCTTCTTGTGAAGTGGATTCATTAAATGATCTAAGCATCTCTACCGTGTATTCATCCCATCTTCTGGGGTGAACCATGTCTTCAATTTGAAAATAGAACTTCTCCCCATAATATTGTTTGATGTATTGATGTAACCCATACTTCTCCCTAAAGAAACGAAATGCTTGGGAATAGGTTGGTGCTGAACAAATTAAATCATCTCCTTCAGTTTCTTCATTATGGTCTTGATAACCACTTATTACTAAACCTCTTGGACCTCGTTTAGGTTCATGATTATTATAAAATCCAAAACATGGTTCATCGAATCCTAGTTCTTTAAGAGCTAATGCTTCTTGATATGGTATAAATTCTTTCATTTGTCTATGTTTTTGTATTTGTTTGCTTGTTTAATAACATCTACAGCCAATGCTATTAGAATAAAGGCTGATACAATAAAAAATAACATCATATGTTTTGTGTTTTAGTAGTCAGGACAATTTGAATGCTTATAGCGTGTATTTATGTGTTACCTGCCATTTATAACAGACATCTCCTTATAATAATCATCAAATATTTTATCAATCCTTTTTTTATGTTGAATATTTGAATAAAATATTGAGCCTAAAATAAGGCAACAACCTAACCAAGCTACCAACCAATAAACGGCAGGTAACACGTGATTTGCAAAAGCGGGGGTTTCGTCTATATTTTCAACTTTCTGCATCTAATTATCTTTTGTGGTTAATTCAAATCCTACCATCTTCCCCCGCTGTTAGCGTCTACCAATTCCGCCACCTGACTATGTTTATTTTACTTTACTTAGCAAGTCAATCAATAATTCTTTTTTGGCTTCCAATTCGATAATGCTATTAGCATAATCTTTACTTCTTAAAACAGAATGGATGTCATCACATCTCTCTTTACTCATCCTCTTCATTAAAGCGTTTTGGTGTTTACCTACGTCATTTAATTTGTTCATCAGTAGTAATTTATTCTCTACTATGTTTTTTGTAAGTTCTGCTTCTTTTACAGTCACGTTGTTTAATTTTTAGTAGTCAGGACAAATAAAAGAAAAACTGCTGTCCTTCTAAGTGGATAATAGAGCAGGACTATCCTCCGTTGGTTCTCCAACGTACATTACCTGATATACACTTAACCTAAACTAAACACATCTTAGAACTGTGTTGTAACATAATAGTAACGTGCATTACTGTCGCTCCTCTATTACTTTTGAGTTACTGTTCAGTGTTAATCAGCAGTTTTTCAGTTTTTTAGAACAATTCTTCCATCAGATTAAGCAATCTGTCTAAGCCATCTTCCAATCCTTCAATGTGGATTTGTACATCAATGATTCTTTGGGCATTGAATGGCTGTGCTGATTTAGCTTTCAACAGGTCTTGTCTACTAATAGCCAATGACCGCTTGGTAGCTAATATGTCCGCTTCCAATTGTTGTTTTGCTGCTTCTGCCTGAAATTCTTGTTCCTGTTCGTTTTTCTCCGTTTGAGATTGTTGCAACAGGTTTAAATACTTTGATCCCTGTGCTGCTGGTTGTACTTTCTTTGTCATTTTGTTTTGTTTTTATATGTGAATTAATAAGAGACTGTTTAGGGTATTTTTCAAAGAATACCTGAAACTTTTTATCTTCAATAACATTATGCCAAAAAACCCAATCTTCTATTGTCTCGTCCCAAGTGAATCCACCGACTCCTTTACCTATTGTTCTATCTTTTTCAAACAAAGATACATCACGTTTACCTGTTTGTTCAAACTGTCTTTGAAGCATTAGTTCTACCACTTCAGGAGGGAAATCTTTTATATCTCCTTTATAAGAAGGTGTAGAAGTATTAGTTTTAGTAGGATGTCCATATTTCTCGTAGTAGACTGAGTATTTTCCTCCATGAATTTTATTCCAAAAATCAAAATTTTCTGGAGCTACACTCCAATGAAACCCTAAGCGACAATTTTTTGGCCATTCTTGTTCCACTCTTCTATCAAGAACTAACATTTTAATTTCTTCAGGCATGTCTTTGGGATAGTCCACCTTTGGATATTTAGCATAGAATACATCAAACTTTTCATTACTTATAACATTCCACCAAAAGTCTTCTTTTTCTGGTGTTTGATCCCAAGTGAATCCACTTATTTTTAGATTTTGAAATACAGACCAATCTCTTTTTCCCTGTTGCTCTTGCTGTCTATACAACATTAAATGTCTTATTTCTATTGGAAATTCATCTACGTTCATAGTTTATGTGTTTTTAAAGGTTTTGTTCTATCCATTTATCAGTAAAATCTTCCATTGTTTCGTTTCTTGTATATTCACCATACACTTTAGAACCAAACTTGTTGAGAAGTATAATCAGTTCATCTCTACTCCAACTATCCTTCACCTTACGAATAGTGATGGTGTTGTCTTTGGGATTGACTTTTAATCTTAAAGGTAATTTCTCATTGTTGCCATCAAAATAAGACTCTTCAATACCACCAAATTCATACTCAACTCTCACCTCTGTAATAACATTTCCATTGTTATATTCTTCTACATATTTTTCAATGAATGATTGAGAGGGTTGAGGTAATTTATATCCTCCCCAATTTTCACTGATTGGTGTTTTACCATCGTAAGGAATAGCTAAAGAATCATCAGTAGTGGCAATGATTTTTAATACATTATTAAAAACAAAAACCATATCTGTTTGATTAATATATTTGAAATCTGTGTGTTCATCAGTTTGAAATATAACATTCAATACTTTATCATAACACCAATCACCCTCTTTAATTTCTTCTTCATCTGATAGGAAATAGAGATGTTGATTACTTAACATTGAAACAGTTTCTTTATTTAATGCTTCTTTACTATAAAAGATATGACCTAAATCATGTTTTATAATATTTGCTTTTTCTTTAGTGGGAAGCATAACCACTTTACACTTTTTAAACATACATAACGTATTTTGTTTTTAAATAATTAGCACCCTCTTGTCTTGTAACCAATCTACCATACTATGTATAGATATATACCCAAGAGTAGGGTCACGTAGTTACTTCATTCATAGGATTCAGCTCACCATTACGTTTAGCTTAAGGATTTAATCATCCAAGAGAACTTAACCACTTGCTGAGAACTTGTTCGTGTTGTAGTAGATGAATCTTGATTACTACTCCATGCCTCCTTTCTCAAGGGAACAACACGCCTACCATTACTGATAGGTTTTTGAAACTGTAAGAGAGTATTTTGCTGATAACTCTTACGAGCTGAACAGACAGGACTCCATTTTTATACACCATCCTACGTTGTCTTCCCACGGAATATTTCACCAGGTACATACGTTACGATGCTCTCTCACAACCCATACGTGTGAACAGTTTCAGGGATTTCATTAACCCTCGTTAATATTTCACCGCTTTATCAAAAAATAAATTCCTGCTATTATAGATAATGATAACAACAATAAAGAACTTATTAACCCCCAATAATCTGTTATCTTATATTTTTTCATACTTTATCTGTCAGTGACTATCTTAGCAAAGTTTGAATCCACTCTCATCTTTTCTAAAAGCTCAGTGGTGGTCATTTTCTTTGCTTCATCCAGTATTCTATTCTTCTGACTTGCTATTCCTAAATCCACTTTAGCTTCAACACCCATGTTCTTTAACTCTGTTACAACAAAGTTTGATAGTTCATGAGGAATTTGTTTAGCTGTAGAATCAGATGTAAGGAAGTTCATTGTACCGCCACCTGCTACAATTAATAAAGCATCACGCTTATTGGGAGTGAAGATTAGAAAAGCCCAGAAAAAAATAGTAAAAGGATATGACCAAAAAATCCATTTTTTAAGTTCTTTTCTACTATCAGTTTCATCTAACAAAAACCAAATTGTAACAATTACAGCAATAACTGTAAAAATTCCAGCGAACACTTTAAAGAATAGATGTGCATTATCTGCAACTGTCATCCAATAAAAAAGTTTGTACCAATTCATAATGTTTGTTTTTAAGGGTTTATTTATATTTTCCTGTAAACTCCACTATTACACCAATCTTTTTGAAATGGTTTTTAATGGCTATTTCTCTTTCTGCTGGTGTTAGTAAGACATCATCGTTAATGTCAATTGCTTCATCAGTGAAATCTGAATTTTTATAACTGACATCTTCATCCAGCAAATCAGGAATGTTCCATTTAAAAGATAATTCCCAAGGACCCCCTCTATCAAGTAAATCTTCTTTAGGAATGCCCATTTGGTGACATCTAAAACCAAGGCAACACATATATCCCTGTTTATTTAGTAAATATGTACCTCCTTCTCCTGTTGTATTAAAGCTCCAATCACCACTGCGCCATTTAGAGCGATCAATAATTAAATAGTCTTTCATTGTCTTTAGTTTTAAAATTCCCCTCTTTATGCAAATATACACAAAGAGGGGAATAGTTTGTTATAACCTTCTTAACACATTCCTTTTAATAGAAATGACATACCTTTTGTATTCTTCTGAAGGCTGATAATACTTTTTACCATTCGGATAGACAATAATTCTATTCGACTTGATTTTAAAGATTTTATCAACCAGTTTGTTTACAAACGGATCAATGGTGTCATCGGAATAATGAAGTGGTTGAATTTTGCTCCAGCAAGAGCGATAGACAAGGGTTGGCATATGTATGTGTGTAAGTTTTGGTTAGAAATAAACACGAAAATGATCACTATATAAACGTACCTTTTTAGCAACTCCTTCAAAAGAAGTACCATTTGGTACATTTAAAGTCATTTTCGTATTAGAAGAACGCGGTGAATTCACTCTCCCTGGTAAAGTTTTAGCAACAGAATACAGCTTAACTGTAAATGCACCCAAAGAAACATTGAATTGCTTGTGATGTCTTTTAGCTATTCTTGCAATAGGTTCTTCCATTTTAAGCAACTCTTTCATTTTTTTGGTTTCTTCAGCGGTGTAAAAAAAGTTTTTTTTCATTTTTTTTGTTTTAATAGTTAAGAAATTTTTGCTATACAACACATTGGAACTGTATCTTTATATGTTAAAAATACATATTTGCCCATTGTTGTTCTAAAAATTGTGTGTTTAATAGGAGTTTTCCTTGAATAAGTTGTAATCAACTGCTCGCTTCTTGATTTGAAAAAAGTTTCAATAGTTTCTTCAATAGAAACTCTACAACAAAATGTCATAATGAATCTATTTTTAAACTTTGCTATGTGCTCTTTTAAATTCCTCACTGTTACACAAAAATCCAAATCATAAAGCGTACAAGGTTCATCTGCATCTGCGTTAATAACATCCATCAACTTTAAAGAAACAGGTTCTTTAATAGAAGAAAGTTGAAGTATTGCTGTAATAGGATGATTTTCATAGATGACAAAGTCTTTAAAACCCCTTGATTTACAATAAGATAGATAATCTTGAATGTTAGGGCCTGCGAGCCCTACAATTCTTTTTAAGTTACGATTTTCAAAAAAAGAAAAAAGGAAGTTTCTTGCTTCCTTTTTGTTTTTTCTATCTTCATTTAAAATGACTGATTGTAAGTAAGTATTTTTCATGTGCTTTAATTGTGTTTTTGTATTTAATTTAAGTGAATAGCCTTTCTGTCGTGCAACATTCCCACTTTAAACTCCTTCATCCATTTGTATTTATCAATACGCTGAGGAGGGTGTACAGTGTGATAACCTGGTTTGAAACTTTCTATTTTAGAAGTTCTCCTTCCAAATAAGAATTCTTTAATCTGTGTCATCTTCATTGTTTTCGTTATAAAATTCATCTTCGTCCTCTTCATCATCATCATCATCATCGTTATAAGTGAAAGGTGATGATAGGACCACTTTATTTTCATAAAGCATAGGATGTGTTTCTTCTTCTTCATCATTTTCTTCAAATGCAATAGCAATAAACCCATCGCATTCATTAAGAATAAAGTTAATATCTTTCAGTTCAATGTCTCTTAGTTCATCTGTATGTTCTCCTTCATCCCACCAACCAATTTGTTCGTGAGTAGCTAATACACCAAAATACTCTTCATTCTCAAATATAACACATAATTCAACAGGAGCACCATTTGTAGCTATAAAAGATTCAATAGGTTCTTGTGGTATATTTTGTAACTGCCAGACATCTATAACTTCTCCTTTTGAATAATAGTTTTTATTTACGAAATACATACCTGGCTCTAAAAAACGTGGCATATAACTCTTCACAACTAATTCAGCAATAATGTTTTGCATTTATTAAATGATTTTTATAATAAAAAATAACAGAGAGAGGTTTTTTACAACCCCTCTCTGTTCATTAAACAAACACACACACAAACCTAATATTTTTAAGAGTTGAAAAATGTGCGTGTGTTAAAAATAGGGGAAGAATTTATAACTCTTCCCCATTTGCTTACATCAACCCTTGCCAAATAGTTTTGTTTTCCCGTAATTAGGAACATTTCTTCTGTATTTATATGGAACAACATATCCCTTTTGAGACCCATATCCCTTATAGAGAGGTTTGGGCCTTGGAACACCCTTATAGAAATACTTCTTATTAGTTGTTGGACATTGTCCCTGGCTGCAAGAACTAAATAATACAATCATAACAAATAACAGAAATAATACATATATAGACCATTTGTTCTTCCCTGTCACCTGATATGTAGGGCGTGTGTCAAGTAATAATGCCCAAGAAATAACAACTACAGACATAATTGCTGAAATCACTGTCTTTGTAAGATTATCAACAACACTATAATAAACTGCTATAACAGCAAATATTCCAGCAAACACTCCGATCACCTCAGGCCAATATATCTTCTTAGAATAAGAAGCTAATGTTGCCTTGTAGTCACGATAGGTGTATTTCAGGTTTTCCTTCAGGGTGCTATCCCATATAACCATCTTTTGGAGCACCTCCAGAATGATACATAGCACAAATGCTAATGTCATTATTAAAATTTGTAATACGTGTTTCATCTTAAAGAAGGTTTTAATGTGTAAGAAATAGTTACAATTAGTTCACTTGAATGCCATTTTCTCTTTAGTTCCTTTAGAGAAACATTAAAAGATTTTGCAATGTGAGACCACCAAGTCCTAAATTGGAAATAGTTTTTGAATTTGAGTGTGCGAAATGATTTTTTCATTGTTTGTGTGTGTTTGTGTTTAAAAATCAAATGGTGTGAAAGGAAAGGGCTTAAAAAGCCCTATTCCCTTCTTCACCAAAACCGAATTTAGTCTCTGAACATCTGTGGATTAACTACTTCAGCCACTTCAGTGGACAACTTAAGAAGTTCTTGGTCAGAAAAAGTCTCCATCTTTTTAAGTTTGTACATAAAAGTGGATTTCAGATCTTTTCTGTTCTCAATCATTTTGTTGATGCCCATATAGGCATTTCTTCTTGCAAATCCATTAAGCTTTAATGGTTTTGGATTTCTTGAAATTGTAACTTTCATTTGTGTGTGTTTTTATTTGGTTAAAGAAATGTTATTTGTTTTTGAAGTTAAAACTGCGAAGAATTCTACCAAGCTTCCCTCTTTTTCTATACTCTTTGTTCTTTCCATCTGAAATTTTTGATTTAGCGGCACAATCAGGTTTCCAATCATAATCAACTGTTATGTATTGTGATTCACCATCAGGAAGTTGAACATCAAGTTCAAATGTTATTACTTTCATAATTTTATGTTTTTGTGTGTGTTATTGGGAAGAGCCTAGGAACGCCATATAGCAATCCCCAGACTCTCTTCACCAAAAATGTAGTTTTTAATATTACATAACAGAAACACTGTTGCAAATTGCTCTATGCAGGTTAGTAATGCTCTCTAAGATGGCATATCCCACTTGAGCATTGTCTTTGGCTTCTCTACCATAGATGATAAAGAATGCTTGGTATAACCATTTCCACCCACGTTTTTGTTTAGCTTGGATGGGAAAATACCTACGAGTACCACGTGGTGTTTCTTTAACCACAGATTGAGCCATAAGAGGCTGTAAGTAATCAAGTGTCATAAAATACAATTTGGTGACCTTACTCACTATGTATGTACATAGCTTTCTACGCACTAGCCCTAACACCTGCTAGTAAAGAAAAGAACCCAATTAAGGGTTCTTAATAATGTATCTCATAGTTAATAATATCATTATCACTAATACCAGAAACACTAACTATCTCACTATACATAGGATATCTATCTGATATAACAGAGAACTCCATGAACCCTGTCTTATGCCATAGTAATACTAAATACTTTTCCATAACAATAGGTTGCCTGTATACAGACTTTTTAATGCTATATGTATAGCAATGAATGAATTAAATTGGTGAATTGAAAAGAACACATTGAAAGCGTGAAGGGGTTATACATCTCCTTGATTATCAACGAGTTATGCAACATTTTAGCAACAAAATTGGACATTTATTCCCCACCCAAACAAGACACTTCGCAGGCTAAGGTCGTTTCCCACCCTTATATATGAAAGGGAAGTATTTCTACTCCCCTTTCATTTACAATTCTAATCGTTCGCTAATTCGTTAAGCAACTGAGTGTCCATAACTTTGGTGGCAGCCATTTCACGATAAGCACGCTTTTGGAATGCAGCCTTTTCGTCTTGCATTTCGCTCTCCAAAATCTCTTTGTGCTGCTTGGTGGAAAGACAAGACACAACTTGCAGAGATTCCACATCAATTTCTTCCTTGGTGTCTCTGTCAACAGCCTTTCGGGTTCCCACTTGGAATTCTACAGTGTGCAGAATACCGTCGTTGAACCATTTGGCAAAACGACTGTCTGAAGGAACTGTGAAAGTTGTGTTTAAATAACTGTACGCATTGTAAGAACGACCATAAAATGGATGCTCTGCGTCTACATCATAAGGACGATTCTGCAAATGAGAGATTTCTGTGATTTTAGCGGCTTCACGAAGGCCGATGCTTTTTTTTGACATAACATAAATTTTAAACGACAGTTGAATCAAAGGGGGGCTCCCCCACCTGCCTAAAATGTTGAGGGGTTTCTGTTGGAAGTACCCTCTCCCCCCATGCATATAAAAAATTTTCAGTATGTCTGGGAAGGGGGCTTGTTTCCACGTGGAAAATTATAGGGGGGCATTTTTAACCCCTTACGGGTATATATGGGGGTGTTTATGGGTGTATTACACCCTTACGGGTGTATGTGGAAAAGTTTTTTTTGGATGGTATATTGTTTCACCTCTACCTTTGGGGTGGTGGGTGGGGAAGGATGTTTCAGGAAAGGAAAATAAAATGTAGGGATAATATAGCATAAGTGTAAAATATTGTGTTTGAATGTGTTAGGAAAAGGGTAATTTTGTAAAATAATTACATTGTTGAATATATGGTGTTACAGAAAATTAAGAGAATAGAAGGAGATGTTTATTCTTTGGCTGAGATGTATTATACGTTGTTAGCTGGGGTGAATAATATTTCTCTTACACCTAGGGAGGTGCAGCTTGTGGCTTTTACAGCTGTTAGGGGAAATATTTCTTATGCTAATATTAGAAAGGAGTTTTGTGATAAATATGGAACCACCAATCCCTCAATCAATAATATTATTTCCAAGCTTAAGAAAACGGGGTTGCTTATTAAGGATGGAGGAAAGATTAAAGTGGCCCCCCAAATCGTTTTAAATTTTGAAGATGGCATTGTTCTTGAAATCAGACTTCTTCGTAGATAAACCTGTTAGTCTTTCTGTCAAGGATTATTTGATTAGAAAGATGGCTGTAAAGCTAAGGGTGTCAGAGAAGGTTATAGAAAGCGTTGTAAATCACCAATTTAGCTCAGCTAATGAGGCATTGAAGCACAACAAAAGCATAGAGATTTCTGGGTTTGGGAAGTTCTTCTTTAATGAAAAGAAAGCTTTAAAGAAGCTTATGAAAAACTATTCAAAGAGAGATTTTTTCCAAAATGCCCTGGACACACAGGAGCTTTCTGAAACTAAAAGGAGGAATTATTATTTGAAGTTGCAATCCACTTTAGAATATATAAAAGATTTAAAACCAAGGGTTTATGAAAATAGGACAGATTTACGAGGGTTGGAGAAACAATCTGCTGCCTCCCAAGAAGTTGAAAGCGGAGATAGCAAGGGTGAGCAAACAGAGGATGGAGATTTGCAGAGCATGTCCTCACAATTCCCTGAATAAGCCAAATTATGTTACGCTTAGGGTGGATGAACATTGTGTTGAATGTGGATGTACGCTCTCAGCCAAGACAAAATGCCTTTCATGCAGCTGTCCCCTGGAACAATGGAAAGCTGTAATTACAGAAACACAGGAAAAAGAAATGAACATAGAATATGGAAAATAACAATGAGAATACAGTTTCTCTACAAAAGATTCCTGTAAGGATGCTTCTTGATATTCTAACGGATATTTGGGAAAGAGGGGCAGATTTTGTAGATATTATTGGTGTGCCAGATGCTGTTCAGGATAACATCTTAATAAAGGTGAATGCTGAATATTTTAACGCTATTAATGAAGAAGAATATAAAATAGAAATTGAAGAAGAAGAAGAAAAAAATGAAAATGATGACATCACCTTTAATGATTTAATAGATGGCTGATTTTTATAACAAAAGCCTAAGGCTCCTTCAAAAATTACATTCTTCCCATCCCACACACAATTTAGGGAGACATTTAGCAGCTGTATTCTATGAATATGGAGATTTGTGGGGGGTGTCAGATAAAGAATTACATTTTGCTATTGAGAAATATGCAACAGAGCTTGAAATGGACGTTCCCCATACAGATGATGTAGATGAGATTGTAAAGGAAGGAATAGATCTTGGGAACATATTAAAAGATGATAATGATGGCGAAGAGTTCTAAAACTACATATATTAATACAGAGCTAGATTGGGCTGAACAACAGCTGGCTAGTTGGAAGGCTTATGTAGATGCCAATCCTTTGCATCAGTTGAAAGACAGGATTGAATGGAAACCTACATCTAAAGGAGGAATGCTTCCTATGGTGATTGCTTCTATTGAGGCCCAAGGGAAATTTGTACAGGACACCATGAAAAACTATCTGTCTCTTCTGGAAGTGGTGGATAAACTACGTGAGAAAGAAGAGTCTAAAATAGAGGTGAGAGGTGGAGGGGAGCTGGGAGCAATGGCAGAGGATTTCCTTAAAAACAGACAATGAGTGAACTAATTTCCATAGACTACAAAGACTGGTTCATCAACCAAAAGAGAGTTCCAGATAAGGAGTCAGCGGAACATAAAGCTTTTTTTGACTTCCATAAACAGCTCTGCTTAGATGGATTTATGATGAATGGGGTGTACATCAACCCCTTTTTGTATTGGCATTTAAACGTCTGGCATACAGAGGTGGACGTTATAGATGAGCGTGGAAGAATCCATCAGAGCTACGCCAATCCCCTTCTGAGGGATAATGAATGGATTGTTACAAATGAAATAGACAAGGCCCAGAATGAGAAAAAGGGACTTGTGATATTGGGAATCAGACGTTTTGCCAAGTCTGTTCTTGAGGCTTCTTACATTGGATGGGGAGCTACATTTGACCAAAACTCACAGAATGTTATTGCTGGGCTGAATGCCCCAGATATAAAACTGATTACAGATAAGCTGGACAAGGGGCTCAACTTCCTGCCTGAAGCCTGGAGATGGCAGAAGGTGGAAGACAACTGGGCTAAACAGGTGACACTTGGTGTAAAAACCAGAAAGGGGGAACGTATTCCGTTTTCCCAAATTCTCATTCGTAACCTGGATGAGGGTAATAATGAAGAAGCTATTGCTGGTACCAAACCACGTAAACTAATTATAGATGAGATTGGTAAGGGTAATTTTCTCAGAGGATTTCAGGCAGCTGTGCCAGGTTTCACCACTCCTTATGGATGGGGTTGCTCTCCTATTCTTACAGGTACAGGTGGCGATATGAAGAAATTCATGGATGCCAAAAGCCTGATGTTTGATGCTGACAATTTCAACTTCCTGTCCTATCAGAATGAAAAAGACGAAAGGCGCTTCCATGGACTTTTCATTTCTTACAAATATAGAATGGAAGCCAAAGAGGACAGTTCCCTTGGAAAATTCCTAAATCAGCCAAAGGGTAGCCCTCTACACGATGTTCCAATGATGGTGAGCAATGAGGATAAAGCCTTGGAAATCACCAATTCAAACCTGGAGCGTCTTAAAAAAGCTGGAGACAGAATTGCCTATCTGAAGGAAAAGATGTACTACCCTATTGAGGTGGATGACATATTCCTCAATGAGGACACAAACATATTTGATATTGAGGCAGCTAAACGTCAGAAAGCCAGAATTCTAAATGCTGAACGTACAGGTACACCTGTAGTGCTTTTTAATGATGGTGAGAAGATAAGTCACGAGTTTACAGATAAACAGCCTATTAGCAACTTCCCTCTGAAAAACACAGATTCAAAAGATGCTCCTGTTGTCATATACGAGTTTCCTATAGAAAGTCCTCCTTATGGACTGTATGTAGCTGGAGTGGACCCCTACAGACAAGGAAAAGCTGCATATTCCACTTCCCTGGGATCTGTCTACATTTATAAAAGAATGCATGATATTACAGGGGAGAAATATCAAGATATGTTCGTAGCTTCGTATTGTGCACGTCCTGATAGAAAAGAAACCTGGGAAGAACAAGCTCGCCTTCTCATCAAATATTACAATGCTCGTACATTGTGTGAGAATGATGATATATCATTTATTGAATATATGAAATCCAAAGGAGATGCTCACTACCTGGAAAAACAACCCCCTTGGTTGAAAGAGGTGGTACCTGGAACAACAGTGAATCGTGAATATGGGGTGCATCGTTCAGCAGAAAAGATTAGAGACTATCTGCACAACTGTCTGAAGAAGTATATGGAGCAGATTGTCTATCAGGAAAAAGACGAGGATGGTAATATTATAAGAGAGGTGACAGGGGTGAGTAAAATATTTGACCCTGTACTTTTAGAAGAGATTATACAATATAACGATGATGGTAACTTTGACCGTGTCATTGCTGCAGAACTAGCTATAGCTCAAGCAGTTAAGATGGACCCCATTATTGGAAAGGTGGGGGGAAGCGGTGATCCAAGGGTGGCAGCATTGTTTAAACCAAACAAGAAAAACCAGCTATTCACAGAGTCAAGAGGCTTATTCACTAAAAGAAAAAATAAACTGTTTTCATAATGGCTATTATTAGATATACAAAAGACGCTACCATCAGGTATGCCTATTTGAACATATTCCCTGACCAGTTTAAAACTGAGAAGGAGAAGAAGGATGAGAGTTGGATTAAGAACACAATGGACTATTTTGCAAACAAGGCATATGCAGAATTTGTTAAAAATCGTGACACCTTTGTAAAAAACTATGACCTTCTGAAGGGCATCCTGAGAATGGAAGATTTCTACCAGGAGCCTCAGGTGAGGAGTTTTACAGATGTAGTGACAGCTGATTTGGAACTTCCAGCTTATGTAAAAATGTATTCCATCATCACCACTCCTATTAACGAACTGGTTGGTGAAATATCCAAACGTCCTGATACATTTAGGGTGAAAGCATTTGATGATGACAGTAAGTCTGAAGAACTTGAGTTTAAGACACAGATATTACAAGATTATGTAATAGCTAACGCCAGGGAAAAGATATTGCAAAAACTTTCCATTTCTGGAGAAGAAGTTTCTGAAGAAGATGTTCAGAAGATGACAATGGAAGAGGTGAAAGAAAGCCTTGACTCTTATACATCTGTAGCAGAGAAATGGGCTAATCACGTATTGACATGTGAGAAAGCTGAATTTAATTTAAAGGAGAAGAGTGAAGATGCTTTTCGTGACCTATTAATTTCAGCCAGAGAGTTCTATCATATATATGAAGACAACTCCAAGCTTGGATTTAATATTGAGGTGGCCAACCCAAAGAATGTTTGGTTCCTTACCACCCCAGATAGGAAATGGATTAGTGACCCAACAGGTAGGGCCCAAGGAGCATATGCTGCTGGTACAGTGCAAGTGATGGAGCTTTCTGAGATTATTGAAAGCATACCAGACCTTACCAAAGAAGAAATAGACCACCTCAGAAGCTCTCTGCAAGATTATGGATTGATAAATGTTCGTGAGTCCAACCTAGGCAACCCTAATGTAGCTCCTGGTATTGATTCAGTTACATATGACACTTATGACCCATTGGTTCTTCAAACTCGTATGGTTATTGAATCAGAGATGAAAGAAAACAATGACGGGCTTAAAGACTTTTTGGGACTTACATCAAATGTGTCTTCATTTGGATATAAATATGTAGTGGTGAGAGCTTATTGGATTAGTAAGAGGAAGATTGGAAAGGTGATTTATATTGACGAAATGGGGAATGAACAATCTCTTCTTGTAGACGAAAACTACAAATCTGGAGCTATTCCCACACAACAGAGCCTTGAATGGGGATGGATTAATGAATGGTATCAGGGAATCAAGGTTGGACCTGACATCTATCATATAAAACCATTTAGACTTCTCAATTATTGTCCCATTATTGGTACAACATTTGAAGTGAAGAACACAGAGGCTAAATCCCTGGTTGACCTAATGAAGCCTTTTCAGGTGCTGTACAATGTTTGTATGAACCAGCTTTATAAACTTCTTGAGAAGGAAGTGGGTAAAGTGTATCTAACATCTATTAGACACGTTCCTATTCCAAAAGATGGGGATGCCCAGGATGCATTAGACCAATGGGAAATGGAAGCTCGTAACAGAGGAATAGTGTTTATTGACGACAGTCCTGAAAACCTAAAATCCCCAAGTTCATTTAATCAGTTTAGGGATATTGACCTCACACGTACGCAGGAAATACAATCTCGTTACCAGCTAGCTATGCAATTAAAGAATGAATGCTGGGAGTTGATAGGTATGAGCAGGCAAAGAATGGGGTCTGTTACATCAAGTGAATCTGCCACAGGAGTTAATACAGCTGTTCAACAAAGCTACGCTCAAACAGAACCTTTGTTTGTAGCCCATGAATATGTCCTTGGACAACTCTACCAGGCCATTATTGATGCTTCCCTGTATGTAGAAAGTAAGAAGTCAGAATCAACCCTATCATATATAACCAGTGAGGGAGAAAGTGCATTTGTATCTGTAAACGGTACAGATTTGAAGTTTCGTGATTTGAAAGTGTTTCTCACAAATCGTCCTGAAGATACACAAATGTTTAATGAACTTCGTCAGCTTTCTCAGGCAGTTATACAAAATGGAGGTACATTGTATGATGTAATAGAGCTGTACAGCACCAAGTCTATGAGAGAAATGAAGAAGGTGTTTAAAGACTTGAGAGACAGGCAGTTACAAATGCAAGATCAGCAAATGCAACAGCAACAACAGCAAATTGATCAACAAAAAGAGATTGCTGCTGCTCAAATGGAACAAGCTCAGCTTCAGAAACAACAGGATATAGAAAATGAAAACTATCAGAATGAGCTGGATAGAATTAATAAGAAAGAAATAGCTTTGATTGCAGCTGAAGCTAAAGCTGGTTCAATGGTGGATGTTGATGAAAACAAAGTTCCAGATGTATTGGAAATCAGCAAGTTAGCCAATGAACAATCAAAAGCAGCTAGGGATTATGAATCAAAGATGAGAGAGCTTCAATCTAAGTCTAGAGAAAATGCTCAGAAGATGCAGCTAGAAAGAGAGAAGTTGCAAGTGGCTAGAGAAAACCAAAAGAATGACCTGGAGATAGCAAAACTTAATGCTAAGAACAGGGCATCTAAAAAACCTAAATAATGTTTGACAAACTAATTGAGCTCCTGTCCAATTGGATAGAGCAGCTCCTGCCTGTATTCATAATCAGGCATTATGAAATGGGAGTGTTAATGAGATGGGGCAAATATAAATGTGTTGTGTCCCCTGGAGTGTATTTCAAAATCCCCTTCTTCGATGAGGTGATTAATCAACACGTTGTTGTCACCACCCTCAGTCTTCCTCCCCAATCATTGTATACAAAGGATAGGCAGAACATTGTGGTGAAGGGACTAGTGAAATACAGAATAGTGGATGTGAAAATCTTCCTTCTGGAGGTGTATGATGCCCAGGATGCTTTGTCAGACATGACACAGTCCATCATCAAAAACATCATCATGGACAAAACTTTAGATGAGTGTATTGATACAGAAATAGACAACACCTTGAGCAAGAAAGCCAGAGTGGAAGCTAAGAAATGGGGAGTGGAAATCCATCAGGTGACACTTACAGACTTGGCTCCTATACGCTCTTTTAGGCTAATTAATGACACAGTGGTAAACAAACTTGATTAGAGCAAATTAGCGTAATGCTATATTATTTGCAAAAAATAGCAATAAAGGCTCATAACTCTTTGCTATTCAACATCCTTCATTTACTTTTACATCAAACCAAATAAAAACTACATATGGATCAAAATCTTGATACGCCCCAATCATTTGGAAACTTTAGTATTGAAACTACTATGGAGATGGGCCCTGGAGGTGCAGAGTTGTTAAACGACCTGTTTTCCCCAGAAACTTCTACAGCCAATCCTGACAAAATTGAAGAGATTGTTAAAACTGCAGAACCCCCTGCTCCAGCTGCCAAACCTGACGTACCCAAGGGAAAAGAAATAGTGCCTAAAGAGGATGGTAAAGAACCAACTGGACAAGACCTTATTTCTAATTTCCTAGGAGATAATACAGGTGAGGAGGAAGAAGAGGAAGAAGAATCTACAACCCCTGTTAAAAAACAAGTTGCTCCTCAAGAACAGCAACCTGGGGAAGAAGAAGAAGATGTGAATCAGTTCACAGCTCTTTCTAAAGACCTATTAAAGCTAGGTGTATTTTCAAAAGATGAAGACGAAGAAGATGTAAACATTTCCACTCCAGAGGAATTTCTGGAACGCTTCCAGAATGAAAAAAAGAAAGGAGCTGTAGAAATGGTGAACAACTTCATCGGTCAGTTTGGCGAAGACTATCAACGTGCATTTGAAGCAATATTTGTAAAGGGAGCTAGTCCCAAGGAATACTTCCAGACATATAATAATGTCGCAAGTTTTGCTGAGATGGATCTTGCACAGGAAGGTAATCAAGTGACTGTCATTAGACAAGCACTTGCAGATCAAGGTTTTGACCAGGAGGACATTGATACAGAAGTGGAAAGACTTAGAAACTACGGTGATTTAGAAACTGTAGCTACAAAGCACCACAAGGTGTTGGTTAGAAAAGAAGCTCAAAAGCTTCAGGAAATCGAAAAAAATGCTGAGCTGGAATTACAGCAAAAGCAAATGGTTAAAAACCAATACATTCAGAACGTACAACAAGTTCTCCAAGAAAAGATTAAAACAAAAGAATTTGATGGTATTCCCATCAATCCAAAATTGGCAAACGAACTACAAGACTTCCTGCTGGTGGATAAGTATAAAACAGCAAGCGGTGAAACCCTTACGGATTTCGACAAAACCATTTTGGAATTGAAGAGGCCTGAGAATCATTCTACAAAGGTGAAGGTGGCTTTGCTGTTAAAAATCCTAGAAAAAGATCCCACTCTCTCCACCATTCAAAAAACAGGTGTTACGAAAAAATCTGACCAACTGTTTGGAGAAGTGGCTAGACAAGTGACTAAAGTTAAGACAGGAAGTTCTACAGCAAAACCTCAAAGTTCTTGGTCCTTATAAATTTTTAATAATAAAACAATCTAAAAATGGCAATTCAAACAATCCCAGGTCTTACTGGTTTTACGTACGCTCGTGTCGCTTCTATGGACAAACGAGCTGTGGGAAAGCTGACAGACGCTAACCACCTGGAGAGCTTCCACTCTACAGAGCCTGCTGATTACGATAAGAAAATCATCAGCCTCTATACACAGAGCTCTCTGTACAGCAACGACTTTCTTGACATGATTAACAAGAGCACACCTTATTACATTGATAATAACAGTGATGCTTGGAAATGGCAAGTGGCTGTTCCGTACAAATTCCCCAAAATCATCAACATTCCAACCGCCACTACTGATTTAAGTAAGCCTGGTATTGATGGTCAAGAGTTCCAATTGGTGTTAGACACAAACGAGTTCTCTAAGAACGCCATCGTTTCTGTAGGTTCTCGCCAGTATGGTCCTCGTTTCTACGTTATTAAAGATCCCGTTCCTTGGAACATGGGCTTCCTGTACAGCTTCACTCTGGTTACTGATAATCCTACAGTGGATTTCGTAAGCTCTACCTTCTTGCAAGTGGGTATTGAACTGGAACTGGTTGATGCTGCTATTGGTGAGTTTGACCAAGATTTGCTGGGTCTTCCTCGTTTGGGTGAGCAAATCACTATGTTTGAATCTCTGGGTTCTGCATATGGTTTTGAACACAAAATCACTGAGTGGGCTGATGACAAAATGATGCGTGATGCTGCTGGTCGTCCTTTGGACATTCTGGTGTATGCTCCTCAGCGTCGTAATCAACTGCCTCTCACACGCAATGATGTTAAATGGGAGCCGTTTATTGAATTCTGGATGCGTAAATCTATGCTGGAACTGAAGGTGAAGCGTATGATTTGGTCTCGTCCAGGCACTGTGAAGAGCAATGGTTCTAAGCAGGAGCTGAAGCGTACCTCTGCTGGTGTTTACCATCGTATGCGTAACAACGGTAACTTGGTTCAATACAATCGTGGTGAATTTAGTGCAAACTTAATTCGTAGCGTATTTGGTGACCTGTTCTATCGTCGTGTGGATGTTAAAGACCGTCGTGTTAAAATGTACACAAATGAAGCTGGTTTTGACGTGTTCCAACAAGCTCTGAAGGCTGACGCTTTGAATAGCGGACTCACCTTCATGGCTGACAGTGGTAATCGTTACCTCCAGGGAGAAGGACAACACATCACTTACAACTTTGCATTCGATGCAATGGTTACTCGTGAGACTGGTCGTGTTGAACTGATTCACCTGAAGGAACTTGACCTGCCTCAAACTAACCTGGAATTTGGTCAGAATAAGAAATCAACCCCTGTATTCATGGTGTTTGATGTATCTCCTATGTCTGATGGTTCCTTGGTGAACAACATCCGTGAAGTGCGCATGAAAGGTGCTCCTTCTATGACTTGGGGATATATTGACGGTACTCGTCACCACTTAGGTTTTGCTAAATCTCAGGGTATGAGTTCTGCTAACAAATTCCCTGGATATGAAATCTGGATGAAAGACCGTTGTGACATCTTTATTGAAGACCTGTCTCGTACAGTGTTGATTGAAGAGATTCCACAGTTCTAAGGAACCCCTCTAAGGATAGCATCCTTGGACCCCTTATATCAAGAAGAGAATGCCCCCCATTTTCAGAATGGGGGAGCTCTTCTTACATACAGAGTGTTGAGGTGAAATACTATGTTTCATTTGCTGACCCTTCGATGGGAACCACTCTGCTAATTAAAACCAAATCAACTACAATATGGGCAAGCTAGGCAAAATCTCAACGATTAAAAAGGAGTATCAAAACTCCCAGATTCAAACTATGCAAGGAGGACTTTCTTTAAAAGGACTTACGAGAATCCCTGGAACAGGGGTGTTCAAATATCCTTACAAAGAACTTGATGGCAGATATAGAACAGGACTTGATCCTGAAGCTGCTTACATCCGCAGAATCCAAGATCCTCTGGAAAGAGAAATGGAAACTGAGCGTGTTAAAAAGTTAAAAGAAAGGCTTGAGTCTGCACTTGGTGATATAGACCTTGGACCTCGTGCTTCTTTCTGGAACTACGGACTCTCCACTTCTGCAAACGATTCTCTGCATGTACAACCTGTTAAACTGATGGACGGAGATAATTTCTTCGACCTTACAGTGCCTCTACAGGAACTTGCATTCTCTTGGTTGCGTGTTCATCCTACAATTGCTTCCAGCTATCAGGCTTGGGAGCGTGGTGAATACCCTGCTGATGTGCAATTCTATGTAGCTGATGATGAAATTGAAAATGCTGTTCTGTTCAAAAAGAAACAGCTCATCAATAAAGCCATCATTAAGTTTGATAGCATGACACCTGAAAAGAAAAGAAAGGTGGCAAGACTCTTGGGACTTCCTGTAACAGAAGATACAAAAGAAGAAGCTGTATACAACCTTGTAGATAATGTCCTCAAACAGACAGAGTTTAAGGGTGGTAAGTATCAAGGCCTAAGTCCTGTAGAAGTGTTCAGTCGCTTCGCTGATATGAAGGAAAACTTGCTCCATATTAAAGACTTGGTTAAACAAGCCGTAGCACATTCCATATACAGAATTAGACCTAACGGTAAGGTGTATGAGGGTGAGTTTGAAGTGGCTAAAGACGAAGATGATTTAATTAAATTGCTCTCTGACGATGATAATCAGGACATGCTTCTGACACTCGAAGGAAAGCTTAAAAGCAAGAAACTAGCTGCCGTATGATTCCTGTAGACAGTTTATTATATAAGATAGACCAGAAACTAAATAAACTGTCAACTAATGTACACCAGCAGATTAACTTGGAAGATAAAATCCTCGCTCTGAACGAGGCTCAAATCAAGCTGATAAAACAAAAGGTTGATGGATTTAGTGTAATAAGTGGTATGGGACTTGATGCGTTTAAGAAGCGCTATGAAGACCTACAAAGCTTAGTGGTCACTTACAACAACCAACCTTTAGAACTAACAATTCTGAATCCAGAGTTAAATCAATGGAAAGCAGGTCTTCATCAGCTTGTTCCAAAATATATGTTCTATTTGGATTCATATGTTTTAGCTGATAAAGGGCCTTGTAAGGATAGAAAGATTTGGATTAACAGGGATATGACTAAGCATGGTGACCTTCAATTTTTATTGAACAACAGCCATTACAAACCTTCCTTTGAATATCAGGAAACTTTCAACTTTCTGTCTTCAGATGAAATATCCATCTTCACTGATGGCACGTTCACCCCAAAAACTATATGCATTTCTTACATGCGCTATCCAATATTTATTGATAAAGAAGGATATGTAAAGTTTGATGGTGAAGATTCTATCAACCAAGATTGCGAACTAGAACTCTACCTTGAAGATGAATTGGTAGACTTGACAGTGCAAAACCTGGCAATGTATACAGAGAATGCTTCTGCTGTTCAGAGTGCTCAGTTAAGAATACAAACTAACGAATAAATTTTTTCATAACAATTAAAATAAAGCAAAATGGCTGATTTTTCATTGACTACGCTCTTCGTAGTACCAGTAGGGCAAACTGCGCTCCCTAGTTCTGGATCTACGCAAGACCTCGCTCCTGGAACACTAGGTGTTTTTAGGAATGACTACTCCCTTGCTACAGCAGGTAACATTGCTGCAGCTCCCTATTTTTACATTGCGCAGGGCCGTCAAAACACTTATTTGCAAGGCTCTAAGCGTTCAGATAAGATTAAAGGCGGTACAGGTGTTACTTCAAATGTAACTGAATGGTACAAAGTGACTGGTTGCGCCACTCCTCTGGTTCAAATCACTGACGTTAGTGGTTTTAACGTAAAATGTGGAGAAATCGTAACTCTCACTCTTCGTGCACATTCCAGCTATCTGGACACTCTGTATTTCAATGGTTTCACTCGTTCCGTAACTGTTGAAGCTCCTTGTTGTGACTGTGGTGCTAACCCTTGTACAAACGTGGATGTTCCTGGTCTGATTGACAAACTGATTATTGCTCTGCAAAGACAAGCTCCTGGAATCAATCCTGATGACATTAACTTGAATCAGTTCTATCAATTCCAGCGTCTGGGTAACAACGCAAGTGCTATTCTTCGCATCACTGCTAAGCCTTTGACCAAGTATGGTCAACCTTGTGATGTGGCTGCCTTCCCTTACGAGTATGATCGTATGTGGTTCCGTACATTTGTGTACAGCGGTCCAGCCACCACAGCAGATTTTATTGTGCCTGACAGCTGTAACATTGTAGCAACTGCCACTGTTCAGCAGCGTTCTTCTTACGCCACTGGTACTTCTGACGAGATTGCTCAACTGGAGAAAAACTTCTACAGCTATCAAGCTGGATATTTGAAGCATCTCTACAGAATGGGTGGCTACAATGAGAACTTTGAGAGCTATGTAAATAGCGGTTCCACTTACAGCACATATTACATTAAGTTTAACGATTTTGATCGTTCAGCTTATCAATGGGGAGACTATGTATATCAAGACTCCATGGTAATAATTGCTGTTCTTGCTGGAGGTGCTTTTGAAACTGCCCTTGAAACTGTTCTTAATGCTGGTCTTGGCACTGTAAGCGCTATCAATGGAGCTTGTGTGACTACAACGTCTACAACCACCACCATATGGCCTTCAACCAGCACCACTTCAACTAGAATTCCATAATAGCTAGGAGAAGAGAAACAATTTGATAACCTATAAGCCAGAGGGTGAGAGGATTAATTCTCAAATCCTCTGGCTTATTTTATTTAAAGTAACATGGCAGAATTAAAACTAGATTTGTTGGTTATTCCAACGTATAGTAAATATACGCTTGGGGTTGCTGATGCTTCCACCTACCCAACAGATCCCCCTTCTGTTTCTAGTGCTACAATTGAAGTCACTGTCCCTGGATTTGGTACAATACTTAAACCATTCAGCGTACAGGATTTTAATGTCTTTACAATGTCCAATCTTGGGCTGGTTCCTGTAGGAAGCCAACAACCTCTTCCTGATGGCATCTATCGTTTGAAATATTCTGTAGCTCCTGCGTACGAGAATTATGTTGAGAAATCAATTATGCGTATTGAGCAGCTGCAAGAGAAATTTGATGAAGCCTTTATGAAGCTGGATATGATGGAATGTGACAGAGCTATAAAAACCCAAGCTAAGGTGAATCTAACATCCATTAGTTTCTTCATACAGGGAGCCATTGCTGCTGGTAACAACTGCGCAGAAACAGAGGCTACAAAACTCTATAATCAGGCAAACATGATGTTGGATAACTTTGTTAAGAATAATTGTGGTTGCACTGGAAACAATTACCTTGTAAACTTCTATTAATCATGGCATCTTGTAGAAACTGTGGCGCTAATGTAGGATGTGGCTGTCAATTGGTTAACGGTCTTTGTTCAGCATGCGTCACCAAATCTAATTAAAATGTTATCACCTAGACTAACAAATTGTCCAGAGTGTTCAAGCATCCCTGCGCTTCTGAAGGAAATAGACTGCAGAATAGCAGAGCTTGGAAGCAATATGTACAATAATGTTGTGTATATGTTAAATCAACCTGTGCCTACAGAAGCCTTGTATGATTTAATTCAATACAAAAAAATACTCACCTCTAAGTATTTTAACCCAAGTTATCTGCCATCATATACGGTGAATATGATTGCGAGCAGAGTGAAAACCTTAAAATATAAATAAATGTCTTGTTCTAATTGCTATAATGGATGTACAGAAATAGTTTCTGACAAATGCGTTAAATATACAGGAGTGGATGTACCAGTTCTTGGAATTAAGAACGGAGATTCTCTCTCATATGTGGAACAATCTTTGATTGGTTTCATTACATCCGTGCTTGACGGAGAGGGTATTATTCTTAATATTAGCCCTAATGTGATTTGTGAGATTGTGGATAAATACCTGGTGGATTGTGAAACTCTCAATCTCCCTAATGTAATCAATGCTCTTCTGAGAGCAATTTGTGAGGTAGACCAGAAAGTGACACAAGTTCAGAATGATATAACCATTCTCAATGCTAATTATACAATTGACTGTCTCACTGGTGTCACTGCTTCCTCAGACACACATGACATTCTACAAGCCACAATAACAAAGCTTTGTTCTGTAGATGTAGCATTAACAGCTCTTTCTACAAATGTTAATGCCAACTATGTAAAGATTTCTGAAATCAATTCCTACATAGCCACCTATTTGGCTAGCCTTGGTACAGGTACAAAATACTACAACAGAATGGTGCCTTTCACTGTTGTAGAATATTATGGCCCACTGTCAGGTAGATTTGATGTTACAGGTGCAGGAATTGGTGATTGGGAGAAAATCTATCTCTGTAATGGAAACAATGGCACACCTGATAAAAGAGGACGTGTTGGTGTTGGTGTAACAAGTGGCATGGGTGGAGGAGCAATGAATGCAGCTGTAGACCCAACTGTTGCAGGTAATCCCTCATACACCTTCCTTGGAACAGCAGGCGCTAACCAAGTGGTACTCTCTGTAAATCAAATTCCTTCACACACTCACACTGCTACAGCAATAAGCACTGTTACAGACCCAGGTCACACTCACACTTGGTCATATGTACCTAAAAATGAAAGTGGCGGATCTGGAGGATTTGGTGTAGGAGGAGGAAGTACACAACCAACCAGTAGCTCTGTCACTGGTGTAACAGTGAGCACAAGTGTGAATGTAGCTAATACAGGAGGTGGACTTGGTCACAATAACTTCCAGCCTGGTCTTGGATGCTATTACATTATGTACATTCCTTAAACCTAACTCATGTCCATCGCCACTGATAATCTTATATACAAAGGTCCAAATCTTCCCTGCACAGGAATAGATAAAGGGGAGATTGCCACTGTGGGAATTCAAAAGATTGAACAGAAGCTGTGTGAACTCACTACAGAAATCTACAATCTTCAACAGGAAATAAATAATGTAATTCCATCTTCCACAACCACAACAACAACAACCTCTCCTTAGTTTAAAATCAAATACAAATGTCTTGTACATCAACTGATCCTTGCGGTCAACCACAATATTCCTCTGATAGTGTAAACTACGTAGGACCCAACTTGGTATGCACAACAATAGAAACCTGTGACACTGTCACAGAGGCTTTTCAGAAAGCTGAGGCAAAGGTGTGTAGTTTGCAGAGTACATTGGTACTTCTTCAAAACCAGCTTAATTCTCTCACTACCACCACCTCTACATCTTCTACAAGCACTACATCTACAACATCAACCAGTTCTTCCACAACTACTACCACCACTCTATCAACACTTGGTTCTTTCTTTGCAATATGTAGAACTAGAATAAATCCTGGTGCTCAAGGAGACATAAGATTTATATTTAGAAAGAATGGAGGAGCATGGACTACATTTACATCCACAGGTGCACCTGCAGGAACATTTTTTGTAGGTGGTGTATATCCCCTTCAATACAATAGTCCAGGGGACATACCTAACAGCAACCTTGGAGCAGTGGTTGGAGATTTTATTGAGATTTATGTAGTGAGAGCATCCACATTACAAAACCTTCAATTTGGTGTAGGATTTGCTGTTCCTCCTGCAGGAAACTATACAACATATTGTGGACAAGCAAACCCTTATGGATTCATTTTAAATAAGATAAACTACTATTTCAATATAAATTCAACAGGAGACGATTCTACATGGACAACCAATGTTCTTGTCACTTGTTAATTAATAAGTTATGCCAACAGCAAGACCTTTTGCTAGAAACACAGGAGCAGCTATAGCTGGTACAGAACAGGTGGGAAATCTAGCTGTAGGAATACCAACAGCAGGATTTGCTGCTACAGGGCTTCCCTGGTGGAATGGACCTGATGAAGAGCTTGGTTATGTTATTGCTACAGAGGTGCCTGCTAACAACCAGCCAACACCTGTATCAACAAGTTATACAATTGGTCAATCTGCTTTAGGAGGAATAGTAGCATATATACTACAACCTGGAGATCCTGGATATGATGCTAATGTTCAGAAGGGATTGATTGCTGCAACATCAGATCAATCAGATTTTGCAGGATGGGGTTGCAGTGGTACCAGCATTAGTACAAGTACTGCTTTGGGTGGTGGAGTTACTAATACAACAAATATATTAGCAGGATGTGTTACTAGACCAATAGCAGCATCAATTGCAGCTGCACATAACGGTGGAGGTTTTAGTGATTGGTTTTTACCTAGTACAGATGAAATGGCTAAATTATATATCAATAGAAGTTTCCTCGGTAGCTTTCCCGCTCTTGATTATTGGACATCTTCACAAAATAGTTCAACACTTGCAACTTATACAAGAATGACAAATGGAGGACAATCAACAGATGCTAAAACTAGTAATTTAGGAGTTCGTGCTGTTAGAAGTTTTACAGCAGCACCTACAACAGCCTCTGTAGGATTCTGGAGATCTACAGCTAAAACAGACGCTTCTTTTATAGACATAGCTCAATATGTAGCTAGAATAGCAGGAACTCCACAAACATTTGCTAATGCTGGTGCTGCCGCAACATGGCTAAATACAAATGGATATTGGACATCTTATTCACAAATTGTTACTGATGGTTTAGTAGTAAACCTTGATGCAGGAAACCCACTTTCATATCCTGGAACAGGAATTACTTGGACGGACATTAGTGGAAATGGAAATAATGCAACATTAATTAATGGGCCTACTTATAGTAGTGCAAATGGTGGAAGTATTGTGTTTGACGGGACAAATGATTTTGTTGCTACACCATATATGTTTCCAGGTGGAAACTTAGCAAAATCTTTTTCTGTATGGTTTAATGTTACAAATTTGACTCAAGGTTGGATTGTTGGTGGAGGTATAGATAATAATGATGGACGTGCTTTTGGATTGTATTTGAATAGTGGTACACCAGTCTTTCATGGAAATGGGGCAGCATATGACATGACTTTTAATGGGACAATAAACACAAGTACTTGGTATAATGTTTCAATATCTTATAACGGAAGTGTCCTTAGTGGATATTTAAATGGTCAATTAAATAATACAAAAGCAGTTATATTAGATACATATCCATCACCTCCATCAGGTGTTAAATTAGGAGTTAATGGGATAAATTCTCCATTTGCATATTTTAATGGCAAGATAGCACAAGCCATAATGTACAACAGAGCACTATCTGCATCAGAGGTATCACAAAACTACAACGCACTAAAATCAAGATACGGATTATAAAAACAAAATAATATGCTAACACAACCAGCATTAAACAGAATCTTTATAATTCTAAACGTAAGTGAAATATCAAAAGTAGACTTTAATCAAGTTGAAGAAACTGATGCTACTACCGTTAGAAAATCAGTAGATGGAACTAAAACTTTTATTAAGTATGAGAGTGGGTCTACTCCTACATTCTTAGGTAGTTTAACTACTAAGGAAGGACCATATACTTATCCTCAAATGTTGAATATTTTAAATGGTTCTGACTGGGTAAAACCAGTAAATATTTGATATAGTGAAACATTAATAATATATTCAAAAAGTCCTGTTTATTGGTTTTCAGGGCTATCTCCTGGGGGTGTCCACCCCTGGGAGTTTTTATTTCTAACAATTCCAGTTATTCACAATAACCTGAGGGGTTAAAATAATTTGGAAGTTAGCAGAAAGTTTTCGTACCTTTACTCCAATTTTAACCTAAAATACCCTAAATGCAGGAAAATTACTCCCTTCTGGTTCAATTGAAAAACCTTTTGAGCTGGAAACAAAGCAAGAAGTTTTATGCAGAAAAACTAGGAATTACAGAAGAACAGGTGAACGAGCTCTTAAAAGAGCTAAAAACCTCTCCACTAGGAGAAGCTGCTGAGACAGCAAACTACATAGCAGACTTAGAAGACAGAATAGTTAAGTTTGAAGAAGACCTCTCTAAAGGAACAGGAGAGCTGGTGTTTAACAGTAAGGAAGAAATCAGAACACTAGACGAGCTAATCAAAAAGTGCAAGATTGATACGGACAAATGGGAAATCACCAAGTATGTCCAAAACTACTGGGGGAATGCAGAAACACCTCATTATCAAGTGAAAGCGTGGCTCAGTAAGAAAAAAGAGCATCAGGTGTTCCAAGATTCTTTCATTGACTTCCTATCCACCTACAAACCGTCCTCAATCAAAATAAACCCTCCGCTGGCTTATGAAGAGAAAATGGACGGTTGTTTAATTATAAACAAGCAGGATGCCCATTACAATAAACATGATGTAGATGGATTCAATTCCATGGATGCCAGATTTAGGGCTGTTCTGAATAGGTTCTCTGTTATTCTCCACCAAGCCAAGCTCTCCAATAATATTGCAAAAATTGTTTATATTATAGGGTCAGATGAGTTTAACAGCGAGTTTACAGAAACTACAACAAAAGGCACTCCTCAGAAGAATGTATTAGGATTTCACGAGTCTTTTGAGAAAATCTGTGAGCATGAGGTGAGAATGATTTCCCTCTTGTTGGATTTCTCCAAAGAAGTGGAAGTGATTTATGTAGCTGGTAATCACGATGAATATGTAGGCTGGCACCTCATCAAATGGCTCCAGACATATTTCAGAAACATTGACCAAGTGAGTTTTGAAACTTCAAACAGCTACAGAAAGTATGTCAGCTATGGAAACTCTGCTATGATGTTTAACCATGGAGATGCTATAAAGCCAGCTAAACTAGCAGGT